CCTGCCTTCCGGTAAAGCGAACATCGGTCGGCGCAGTCATGCTGTAGGGTCCATAAGACCGCTCAGTGTCGTTGGGGTAAAACCGCGTCTTGAACGTCACCGTGACTTGTCCCCGTGTCTTTTCGTCAGGGATCAGCATAGACGCCATCATCGTCGTATCGCCAGCCCCGATTTCAAACGGGCCGCTCTCGGCAAACACCGCCTCGCTGCTCAGGTTGTAGCCGCTTTCGTGGTTATAGGCGATGCCGTCTGCCCCGAACCAAACGGGGTTTGCAAACACACCTGCGTCAATGCCAGACGTGCGGGCCAACGTGCCGATGGCCCAATGATTTTCCTCGTAGTTGAAAACGACATAGCTGTCGCATTCGTTGCTGGCTGCCGATGGGTAGAACCACCAGATTTCGTTGAATTTGGCGTTGGTGACGGCGTGAACCTTGCTGCGTTGCGAGGCGCTGATGTTGTTGAAAACGTAGTCCGACACCTCGCAAGGCACGTCCTGAACCTGACCACCGGCGAAGGCGAAGAAGCCCCGGCTGCCCATCCAGAACACACCACGGTCAACAGTCGCCGCGCACTTTCTTGAGATCGCACCGCAGGCCGATCCGACACGTTCAAAACCGTAGACGAAGGGCGGACCCTGATAGGTTGCCGCGTGCGCGTCTTGGTCAGTTAGGATCAGCGTCTGCCCGCGTGCCTTGATGCCCAGCATGATCTGGCCCGAGGTCTGCAATTCCAAATCGCCAGCCTCGTTCGTGGCCGCAGGCGTCCAAGTGGTGTTGTCCTCGCGGTCAGACCATTGAACCTTGCGAGCATTGCCGCCTGCGCCAAGGGCGAACAGGAAACGCTCCTCGGTCACAACAATGCCGAAGTTGCCGGTCGGCGCTGCGGAAATCAGGGCCGCATCGCTGGCGACGTTCAACTGCCATTCGTAAATCTTGCCGTCTTTGCTAGAGCAAGCAACGAGGTATTCGCCCCAATTGTCGAGGCTCCACGTTGTGGCCTCTGTGTAAGTCACAACGTCTTGGCGCGGCGTGCCGTAGGTATAATCCCCGTAAAAGCCGCCGCCATAGCCAAGGTTGAGGGCTGCGCTCTCGTTACCCGTTGTGAAGCCTGTCGGAGTGATGTCGGTAACAGTGTTCGAAGCGGAGATGGCAAACAGTTTTTCGTAGGTGCCAGCCGCCATCCACCGGCTGCCGCCGTTCTCGCGCCATGCAATAGACCCGCGCACCTTCCTGTTAGAGGAGACGGTCACACGATTTGCCCACCCGCCAATCGGCTGCATTGTGCCTTCTATCCAACGGATGAGGCTGGCATCACGCCAACGGCCCGACGACTGATAGTCGGTCCCGTTGCGGTAGACACCCGGCGGAATGGCGAGCGGAACAAGCGGCATCAGATCACCAAGGCAAGCCGTTGAGCGTGACCGGGTTTTTCTGGGCTTCGATCTGGGCTTCCAGCGATGCCTCTGCGGCGGCTTTGTCCACGGAACCCCAGACCCATGACAGCACGTCGGCTTCGGTGAGGCTGGCGTAAGGTTTGAACCCCGCAGCCGATGCGTCAGGGGTGAAGCCTGCGGTGCCGTAGGCCGACGCGGAGTGATCCCCGTCAACGGCAGTCACGCGCCAATGTGCTGTCGTCACGCCGCCGTCAGCAGCGTTGCGGTCAAGCTGAGCAATGCTCCAAGTGATCGTCGTCATTCTTCAGTCTCCTTCTTGAGCGAGGCGGTCAGCATGTTCATGAAGGCATCACGGCCCACTTGAAGCTGGTCGAGGTTGAAGCGCGTCGAACCGATCTTGCGGTCCAAGTCTGCCACATGGTTGATGAGAACCTTCTGCTCGTCGGTCAGTTGGTCTTCGGTGTAGTTTACTTCGTTGATCGTGATGGTTACTGGTTTTTTCTCGGCCATCGTGATCCTCCTTCTGGTTAGGGGTTGCGGTTCTCTAGTTTTGCCACGCGGGCGGTGAGTTCCTGAATGGCTTTGACAAGCGTTGCCACCAAGAAGCTGGTATCGACACCCTGATACTGCGGGTTGCCCGTCTCATCCACAGCGTCTTTCTCACCCGTCACGCAGTCGGGGACAACAGCTTGCAGTTCGTGGGCGATGAAGCCTTGGCCCGCCGATCCGTCAACCTTCCAAGTGTAGGTCACAGGGTTAAGCTGGGCGATCTTCCCCAGAGCATCCTGCATGGGCTGGACGTTCTCTTTCAGGCGGTAGTCGGAGGAGGTGTTATAAACAGTAGTTGAGCCACCTGTAACAATACTTCCGACCAACCCGTTACCGTTGCGGAATGTAGCAGCATAATGCGCCCCACCTGAAGAAGTAGAGAATTCCATGCCAGTTTTTGGGAACGGGTAGGCGTTGACAATTCGTGCGCCATTAGTGTCTATCGCCCCAGTTGCGCCTAGCAGCAAGTCGCCGCTTGCAGCCAGCGTCATAGCCTGCGTGAAGGTGAGCGAATTTCCTGCCGTTCCAGAAGCGGCGTTGAAGAACTGATGCTCACCAGTTGCCGATACACGGAAAAGTGCCGCAAAATTACTTGTTTTGTAGCGGGTGTTAGTTCCGTCATAATAAGCGTTATGCCAAATATCTGTGCCGGAAGAACTGTTTGTCAGCGCCGAAGTCGTAGCTAAATCAATGGCTGTTGAGCCGCTCCACCAAGCACTCGGCGTAACCCCAATCCCCACGTCACCCGCGCTATTCACCCGCAACCGTTCAGTCCCACTCGTCTCCACAGTCACCGTATCAGCGGCAGGGAAGCGAATGGCGGTGTTCGTGTCACCCGAATGCACGATCTTGTCGGCAATGGTCACGTCGCCCGAAGCAGTCACCGTGGTGAACGTCCCGGCAGCAGCAGAAGACCCGCCGATGGTCGTGCCGTCGATGGTGCCGCTGTCGATGTCAACCTTGGTGATGTTCACCTCGCCCGTGCCGTTGGGCGTCAGGCTGATGTCGCCGTTGGTGTTGGTCGAGGAGATCGTGTTGCCGTTCAGGTTGATGTTATCCACCTGAAGCGCGACGAGGGCTGTCCCTCCACCCAGAAGGCTGTCCAAACTGTCAAGCGAAGTGTTTATTTTGGTTCCCCAAGTGTCTTCCGAAGCGCCGACCTCAGGTTTAACAAGGCTGTAGTTCGTTGTGACGGTATCAGCGCACATGGCTTGCCTTTCTTGGGGTGCCGTGCTAATGATGACTTACGCATCAACACAGCAGGTGGTCTTAATGCTTCGCAGCCTAGATATTGGCCTTGTCCGCAAGATCATGTCGTTTGACGCGCACACAGGTAAGGCCGTCTGGCTGCAAAGAACTCCAGATATGTTTACCGCAAAAGGCCAACTTAAGCCAGTGTCTTTGTGCGCGTCGTTCAATGCCCGAATCGCGGGGGCGCCTGCCCTCGATTGCTTAGACAAGCGAACTGGATACCTATGCGGGAATGTTTTTGGGGTGCGCTTCCAAGCGCACAGGGTTTTCTGGGCCTTGCATTACGGGCAATGGCCGGACGGCGACATAGACCACATCAACGGGAACAGACAAGACAACCGAATAGCGAACCTTCGCTCAGTGACGCGCATGGAGAATTTAAAAAATTCTAGCATAGGGCGCAGGAACACTTCTGGGGTTCTTGGTGTTTACTGGGCAAATGACAGAAAAATGTGGCGCGTAGAGATAGGACACGAAAATGCTCGCATAAAGGTTGGATCGTTTGTCGATCTTGAGGAGGCCATAGCTGCGCGCCGACGGGCTGAAGAAAAATATGGGTATCACCCAAACCACGGAAAGACCAAGTGAGCCGCCCTTATGCCGCTTCTGTCCAAGTTTCCGCCGTGTCCGAAACAGGCGTCCATGCCTCATTCGTATCAGATTGCGGCGTCCATGTCTCTGCCGTATCTGATTGAGCCGTCCATCCCTCGGATGTGTCGGCCTGTGGCGTCCACGTCTCCGCAGTGTCTGAACCCGGCTCCCACTTCTTGATGGCCGTTGCCGACACTATACACGAAATTGCGGCAAGCGCACTACCCAACCGCACGCGCTCGCAGCCCGATGTCACGGTCGTAACGCAAACAGCCGTGGCCGACGTGTTGATGACCGCCTCGCTGGCCGCCGTAGCCGTGACAGCCACAGAGACAACTGCCGAGACGCTGCGAACCCGATCCGCAGAAGCCGACGCACTTGCCGCCGAGGATGCAGCCGCAGCGGCGTTCTGAATGCGCTGTGCAGACGCAGAGGCGCTGGCAACAGCGTTGGCCTCGCCCGCAACAAGCCGAATGCGCTGTGCAGATGCAGAAACCGATGCTGCGGATGCAGCCGTGGCGCGGGCCTCGCGCAGGCGTTCAGCCGATGCCGTTGACGAAGTTGTGATCGAAGCCGTGGCAGATGCTGAGTCAATGCCCTGTGCAGAAACTGAAACGGTAACAGCGACCGAAGCCGCTGCCGCCGCATCAATGATGCTGCCGTCCACGCCGTAGGCTCTGACGCCATAAGCGCCGGTGCCGTAGCCTGTGCGATAGACCGCCACGGCAAGCCCTCCTTAGTCGAGCGTGATGTCGAGGTCGCCCGTCGGTACGCGCAGCACGTCCCCGGTGTCAATCGTCTTGGAGGCCGTCAGCGAGGCGTAGGCGATCATGTTGCCCGAGGTCGAAGCGTCGAACACTGCGACGTGCGTGATCGTCCCCCAGCTTCCCGATGCAGTCGGGAATTCGATGGCCGCGTTGTTCGAGGCGTTGTTGCCGCTCACCGTGAACGTGATGGACTGCCGGGCATAGCCGCTGCCCGACAACTCGGTGCCGCCGCCGCTTTCGCCCGGTGCAGCCGTGAACAGCCCAAGGTACCACGCGGTCGGACGTGCGGGCGACGGGGTGCCGTTGGTCAGCAGCCACGTCAGGACGCTTGTTTCGAAAGAGTTGGTCAGCGACATCAGAAACTCCTGATTTTCATGCGAAGGCCGGTTCCGCTGTGCCGCGCATCGTTGGAAGAGTCGTTCAGGTTATCAATCGCGGATTGATACAGCCCAGCCCAGATTTGAATGCGGGCATCGTCTTTGAGGTAGGGTGCCGAATGGATCAGCGCCCCGTAGAGGTAGGCGTCAGGCGCGTTGGTCAGGAGCCAGTTGGTCGTGGCCGAGTCCGACAGCGCAGGGATTTTGGCGAAATACAGGAGTTCGCTCGCGTAAGTCCCGTCAGGAATAGGATAAAGTTCGAACTGCGCCCCGGTCATCGCGTAGTAGTATGGGCGGCCATTGACGTTTCCGTCGGCCTCCTTGCGGTCGATCATCTCGGCTTGGCTGATGAGTTCCAGCCGCGAGGTTTCTCCGGTGGTCAGATAGAAGCGGATCGTCTCAACCCAATCTGACGGGATGGCCGAGAATTGCGTGTCAAGGCTGGCGGTCGCGCGCACTTCCATGCGCCAGTGGCGCAGCTTGCGCTGCATGTCAGCCTCGGCCAGCGCAATGAACGTGGGAATGACGGACGTGAGGTCATCCCTGTTGAGGAAGTCCGCGATGGCCGTCTTCAGTGTGGCGTAGGTCGTGATGGTCATTTCTTACCTTTAGCCATGCAGCGGCCCATAGCCTTGCACTTGGCGGGGTTCGGGCAGCCCTTGCAGGGCGTGA